TCACGAACAGCTGTATGCTAAGTTGGAGCAGAAGGCTGTTGGTAGGCCGCGTACAATGGAGTTGTACGTTGGCTTGTACGCCCAGGGGGTGGCCTGGTGCCGTGAACACGGCGTCACGGATGAGGTTGTTATCCGTGACATGGTCTGTTGGACTGCAGCTGCTTGCATGCAGTTGTTGCCCAGCGAAATGGCCCTCGCGTCGTTTTTGGACGTGCGTGGTGGCCAGATGAGTCTCGAGGACGCCAACCGTGTCGCCGCGGGTCGCTTTGGCCTGGGTTGGTGGGACCGTTTGGTCCGTTGGTTCACCCCGCGCGTTTATAGTAATTCGCGCGGTGGCAATTTTGTTTTGCCGACTAGATAGAGGTGCCCGTTGGTTTTCCCTGCTGTGTGTGCCTGGCCCAAGAAAATTGAGCAATGTGGCGCTGATAGCACAGTTAGGTGTTTGCCTGATCGGGTTTGTGTGTCTAGTCGTAAGTTGCTACGTATAACCCCGCCGATTGATGAGCTTTTCTTACCTTATGTCCATTCGGATTGCGCTTGCAACCAGATTGTGGGTGTACACAATCGGGTTTGTGGCGAGGTTCCCATGCCTACTGCTCTCGGTATTGATGAATTAAAAGCTGAGTGCCGGCGCATGCTCTATAGACTTCCCCGCACTGATCGTATCAGTGTTGAGGAGTTTTTGGAGCCGTACGTCGGCCGCCGATTGAAGCGCTATCAGGACGCCGCTGCTACTTTGCAGCGTCGCTCTGTTAGACGCTCTGATGCGGCTATCACGGCATTCATCAAGTCTGAGAAGACAGACCCGGGGGCTAAAGAGAACCCTGATCCACGCGTTATTCAGTGCCGTAGCCCAGTTTACAATCTTTCTCTTGGCCGTTATCTAAGACCGATGGAGAAAGCATTGTATAATGTGCCGGCAGGCTTTAGCAAAACTCGGGCCATTGCTAAAGGATTGAATAGCGTTGCTAGAGCTGCACTATTGGAGCAGAAGTTGGGATATTTTGACAATCCCGTCATCTACAGCTTAGATTGCAGTAGATGGGACAAGCATATCGCAGCTGCTATACTCCGTATAGAGCACTCTATGTATCTCAGGATGAACAATGATCCTGAGTTGCGCGAGCTATTGGAGTGGCAATTGCTAAACCGGTCTTACACTAAGGACGGATTAGCATATGTCACTAAGGGTAAGAGAAACTCCGGGGATATGAACACCGCACTTGGGAACTGCTCCCTAATGGTTCTCATGGTGCGTGCCGCTATGCGGAGGTTGGGCATTAGGAAATGGGAGATGATCGACGACGGGGATGACTGCCTTCTCATTGTGGAAAGGGAGTCGGAACCGTTGCTATTCGACCTTCCTCGTGTGTTTTTAGCTTATGGGCAGGAGCTAAAGATTGAGAATCGCGCCACTCGTATTGAGGATGTGGTATTTTGCCAGTGTAAATACACTGACGTTGGTGCCGCTCCTCGTATGATACGCCCTTGGCGCAAGGTTCTCTCAACCGCCGCATGTGGTTCGGCACACTGGCTGGTGAAGTCAAATCTCCCCGGCTTGTTAAATGCCGTTGGTCTATGTGAGTTTGCGTTGAACCGTGGTGTTCCCATTTTGGAAGAGTTTGCACTCGCCCTCATCCGTATGTCTGATGGCACTATTCCTAAATGCTTCAGTCTGATGGATGAGGGGGTCGGGTATAGGTTGGGCTTGGAGTATAAGACCCGGGACGTTTCGGTGCTTCGAGGGATTCAAGCTGTGCGCAGTGACATAACTCCCAAGGATAGGCATAATTTTGCTCGTACTTGGGGTGTCACTGCCGAGCGACAGATTGCAATCGAAGCTGTCTTACGTGCCTGGAGGTTAGATACTTACGACCCTTACCTAATGCCTGCCGAGCATCTTCCGGGAGGCGCTTGGTTTGATGCGAGACCTGTAGACCAGTTCGTCCCCGACGGAGTGTTTGGATAGGATTGGTGAGCTGGTGTAGTGTTGATTGGAGGAAACCCGCAGTTGGCGATGAGCCGCTGTTAGGGATGGAGTTAAGGCCAGAACGGGTTGAGGGCCTGCACCTTTGGTGCAGGTGGGTCCCTTACCAAAGGGGGCAAGCTGTGCTGCGCTGTTGGCAAACCGGCCCGCAAGGGTGGGGAGTAAACGGTACCTTCAGAGTGCGGTCATTACGCTTGGTGGCGGATCCAATACCGCCATGCCCATTCCCCAGTGATTTACGCCGTCCGTGCCAGATCCCTTGTCCCCCATGATCCCGCAAGTGCTCCTTGTCTTGTCCTGCCCAGGTGTAGTTGCTGTAGCAACGAGTGATTGAGCCAAAGTTATTGTACAGTTTTATTATGGCTAGACGTTCTAAACGTTTGGGTGTAGTTGTGTCCACTGTTCGTCGACCACGCCGCAATCGCCGGCGACGTGTGCCGGCGCAAGTTGGTGTATCTCCGAATCCCGTACTAAAGGCTTCGCGTCGTCGTCGCGCCCGCAAGCGTGTTGGGGTTGCTCCTCAACCCGCTGGCAGGTGGACAGATGAGGAGATGGGTTTTGCGCTGGCCGCCCTTGATGTCCATTCCGACATTAAGGTTCCTTTTCGGGGTATCCCGGATGGGTTTGCCGGTTCAACTGTGTCCATGTGTCACAAGACGCGTCATGTTATTATTCCAGACGCTGCAGGTAATATCACCTTTGCCGTGCTTCCTACCCTCCCCGCTAGTCTTTGGGTCTTCGCTGGTATCACCACGTGGACCTCTACGCCTGGTGGGCCTGAGGGCTTTAGTGGCACTAACCATGTGGTTAATGTCACGCAGCTCGGCAATCTTGATTGGGCTGGTGTCCCCTGCAACTTCTGGTGTAATGCCACTGACGCTGCCATCCGCACGATGCAAAATAACCTTTCCGGAGCTACGAATACACCAGCTTTTATTAATGCCACTAATGGCATGGCTGCTGCCAGATTTGCTGGTCTTGGATTCGAAGTGAAACCCACGGGTGTTCTCGCTAACACTACTGGCATTGTTGCTACAGGTCGTGGATCCTTCCGACTCAAGCCGAACTTGTCTTGCATTAGCTCTGGTGATCATACGAACCAGCTTCCAGCACAGTTCCTGGATGGTCTCCCCAATACGTTTCAAAGCGTTTTGGCTTTGGAGGACTCCAAGGAGTGCACCGTTGGCGATGGTGCTTATGTTATGTGCTCGACAGGTCGTTCTAAAGATCGCTGGGGCTTTGTAGACTTTCAGGAGTCTATGCAGTCTACTTGGACCTCTCTCCTTGGAGGTACTGTCGTACCTTTCATGGACAGCACTTGGCTGACCAACACTCCATTGTTGGTCAGCAATTCGGGTATAACCCCAGTTACCGCCCGACCCAACTTTGACAACTTCTTCATAGCGGACTACAGCGCTCCCGACACTACTGTTTATGGTTTTGTCGGCAGTGTTGTTGCAAGTGACTCGCTCGGCTTTGCTATTTATTGCGCGGCTGGCTTGCCCACCAACTTCTCTATTGAGGTTGATGTGCTTGCCAACGTGGAGTATTTGCCGCAGAGTGAGTCTCCCTATGTTGAGCTTGCCACTCCTGCACTGCCTTTGAATCAGGCACTGCTGGATGAGGTTGAGGCTGCTTCGCAGCGTCTCCCAGTTTGTGTCGGATATCGCGAGAACTCCAGTGGTTCTTTTACCCGTACTGTGCTGTCCCTGTTATCCGGAGGACTGCAATTTGTGTCCCGTTTGCGGATACCTATTGTATCCACCGGTGCTCAGCTCGCTTACGAGTTGCAGCGGTTCCTCAACATCTCCGGTTAGAGTTTGATTTAAAACACCCCAGAAAATGTCACCGTGTGCACACGGGCGACCAAAAATTTAATGTAGCTGTTTACTTTAGAACTGTGCGCCCACTTTGTTTGGGATATTGTGCCTCGTCATTATGGTTCGCCTAATGCGACCAGGGAGCTTGTAATAGCTTCCGGGCCAGACGAGCGCAAATAACACGTG